GAATAGACATCGCTCAATTAAATAATAAAGGAGCAAAAGAAATCTTGAAAAAATTAGGATATAATAAATATTATGAACATATTCCATTTATAAAAGATAGATTAGGCATAAAACCGCCAATTATGAGTTCGGAATTAGAAGAGTTATTGTGTAATTTATTTATGGATATACAAAGTCCTTACGCAAAATACTGTCCTGATGATAGAGTAAATTTTCTTAATTATTATTATACTATATATAAATTGTGTGAGCTATTAGACCAAAAACAATTTTTACCTTATTTTCCCATGTTAAAAGATAGAGAGAAACGTATTGAACAAGATGAGATTTGGAAAAAAATATGTAATGAACTTGACTGGGAATTTATACCAACTGTTTAAAATTTTGATTATTTTAATGGAATAATTTTATTTAATAATTTCCGGCTTTGTCTTTTTATAAATTTTCCTCTTTTATAACATTTTTTTGTTAATATTCGTTTAGAACCGATAATTTCTTTTTCATTTATTCCATATTTATTTAAGTTAGAAAACCGATCTGAGTATATAAACATATTATTTAAAGATATAAGGCGTTTTTTCAGACACGCCTCTAGAGTTCCAACAATTATTTTTATACGTAATCCCGCAGGAAAAACAATTTTTATTGCGCCAATTCTCCCCACACCAGATAATGTTACAAATTTGTTATTTGCCACTTCTGCGATAATTTCTGAATTTATTGATGCAAATGGACTATTTAAAAAAAGGTCAGATGATAAATCAACAAATCCATTTTTTCTCTCTAACATTTTTATTTCTTCCTTGTGTTTTTTTAAAAAATGAACTCTATCTAATAATTTTTTAATAGCAGGCGCTCTATCGATTGAATGTAATAAATTTATATTTTTTGAATTAATAATCTTCATTGTTTTTGTATGAGCGTGATGATTCATATAATTATTAACTTCTCCTGTTGTTCTAATCATTAACTGTGTTAATGGTTCTATATTTGATTTCATTTCTGGAAGTTTCTCGTACCAATATTTTATTTTTGAAAAATCTGACATTATATAATAATGTATTATTATATAATATACCATTTTTATTCAATAAATTTTATTTTTACTACAGCATAATTAACCGCACAAATGATTAAAATATGTAATAATATATTATTTTACAACCCCCCAGGAAATCCTACCAGATTCGCGCCAATACCAAAGCCAGCACCGGAACGGGCATTAACACCCATACTAGGAATATAAGTGTCCAAAATGCTAAAGGTTGCTGCGGCAGTCAACGCAATCATCGCAATTTCATCTAAATTCAAAGAACGCTTAGGAATAGCAAAGGCCGCAATGGCAACCATAAAACCTTCAACTAAATATTTAATAGCCCGTTTAACTAATTCACTAAGATCAAGACCGTCCATAAATTGCATATTATACTAAATATACAGAAAAAAAATTAATAATAAAAAATTTAATATATGCTAAAGTTTTTATATTTAATTTTAATATATTATTGATTAAACGAACTTAAAATATATTGATTATAATAAGTTATAATGAATACTCAACAAAATTCTGAAAATGTTAATTTAGAACATAGGTTTAATCTAGACGGGTCATCTAATCCAAAATATGTTGATCTGTTAGATGAAGATAAACCCCTTTCGGGCCAAAGATTTGCGTGTCTTTCTTTTATCTCTCCAGAAAAAATACTAAAACAACGCGATTTATTTAATTTTGAGACTTTCCTAAAGCAATGGGATATGAATAAATCACTTCAAAAATATAATCATTTTATGAGTTTTCTCGCATATAAATATGGCTTAAATTTTGACAATTTAACTAAAGATTTACAAGATTTCTGTGCTGAAGAAAAAGAAAATTTATTTACACATACGATTGAGGATGATTATAAAAATTTTATTGATTTAAATGAACAGAAGCTGGATGATTCCTTTAATTCTACTCATAAATTTCAGACGAGCGTAAGAGGCGTTAAAGTCAGAGGTTGTTATCCCAACCAACAAGAAGCCGAATTACGATGTAAATTGTTGCGCGAGGTTGACCCAAACCATGATGTGTTTGTTGGTCCTGTGGGTATGTGGATGCCTTTTCACCCAGAGGCATATAAAACTGGACGCGTTGAGTATTTGGAAGATGAATTAAATCAGCTTATGCATGAGAAGGATAAGAATGAAAAGCAAGCAAAGACTGAATTTGACACACGTGTTCGTGAAACAAAAGAAAAGGCAATTGCTGATAATGTGAAAAAGGCACTTGAAAGCGGAAATGTTCTTACGCAAACCATAAATGAAGATGGGCAGTTGGTAAGTGTAAAGGATATGAACACGACCGAAATTAATCTTAATGAAAATAGTTCTTTATCGGATATTCGCAAAGAGTTATTTGAAGGCGAAAATGTGGTTACCGATTTTAAAAATTCCGACCACGGTCTTAGTGAGGTAATTAATAAGTAATTAATAAGTAATTAATAGGAATTATTCAGTAATAATATAAAAATTAAAATATAATATATTATTTAATTAATATATTATAAGAATGCTGTGCGATTTTCAAAATTGTGATAAAAAATTAAAGGTTTCTGATAAAATAATAGGCTTATGTAAATGCGGAAAAACTTTTTGTCTTCTGCATAGATTAGGCGAAACACACAATTGTGAATATAATCATAAATCGGAATTTAAAAAAGAAGAATTTATTGCGAAAAATAAATGCGTTGCTGAAAAAACAATTAAAATTTAAATGTATATTGTAATTTACATTTAAATTTATAAATCTACCATTTTGTTTTTTTTACACTAATTTTTGGACCGGCTCCACGTTTTTTTGCGTTTTGCGGGTCATATGTATCCTCCTCTTCGTCTGAATTAAAATCTTTTGATAATTCCCAAAATTCTTTAGACCCTAGTTTAAAGGGTCCGTGAGGTTCAGCTTTATACCAAAAAATCTGGTCATGTAATTTATTTGATTTGGAGTTATTATTAATAACAAGACATTCAAAATTTTCTGTACATTGGTCCATGACTTGACAAAAAGATTCAAATGTCGGAAACATACCGGCATAATTTTCCCAAATACGTTTTCTATTCGCAATATAGGGTTCTCTAAGAATAAAAACATAATCTATATTTGTTCTTAAATTCGGAGGTATACCGAGTGGATATTGCATTGTAATAATTAACATAATTTTCCAGTGACGACCGTTCATAAATAACAATCGCATCATTTTATCTTTCGTCCAAGTCGCATCATACAAACAATCATCTAAAATAACAAAAGCTCTGGGGTCAATTGTTGTCCTTTTATATTGATCCATATCTTTTTTAACTTGTTTTAAAACCGTTTTTTGCCGTTTAAGAATGTTCTCTATAATCGCCGTATTATATTCATCGTGAATAAACAATTTGGGCACATGTGACCCATAAAACCCGTTTCCGGCTTCTGTGCCGGATATAACAGTGCCTATAGGAATATCTTGATGATAAAATAACAAATCTTGAACCAGGTAACTTTTACCTGTATCACGGCGACCAATTAATACCACGACAGGGCCTTTATTTTCATCTGGTTTAAAACTAATATCACGCATATTAAATTTTTTTAATTCTAAAGTCATCTATACTTTTTTAATATTATAAACATATTTTTTTACCGCATATATTAATTATATACACATTAATTACCATTATTAATTAATTATTATTATAATGAGTTAAAATAATAATTAATTTATATTTATAACAACTAATGAAGTTTTCTTATATTAAGAGAGATAATAGTAAACTATTTAGTTCTTTAGAAAAAAAAGATTCAGCAAATATTAGTAAAGTTCAAAATTATATTCCATTATATCATAAATTTTTTACCCTAAATCAATCTAATTATAACAGTATTAATCTAGACCAATCCTTTTCTCTCTATAATATTTCTGAAAAGGAATCAGATAATAAATTTGAAGGAACTGTCAAAGATAAAAATAATAAAAAACATACAAAACAAATATTTTTTAAATATAGTCCTTTGCTGGATCCGATTAAATATATTATTGGAAAATATGATATTTCCAATGTAGATTTATTAAACTTGCCTAATTTTGAAAATGTAAATTCCGATCCAAAAGTCCGAGATATGAATAATTCAGCCTATGTTGATAGTTTTTTTACCTACTTAACGAGTAAATTATTACATGATCATAAATTTGTTCATGGCTTGGATTTTTATGGCTCTTTTTTAGGAATAAAACATGATTTCGCGTTTAATGTGGTTGATGATATTGATTATATTACAGAATCATCCTTTTTTCATAAAAATAATGGAACATTATTTACTGTAGATATTTCTGCTCAAGAAACTAATTATGATACTAGAAATTATAAAAAAAGATTAAATTTTAACAACGATGCTGAAGTTGTCCTTCAATTATCGGATATTAAAGATCTAGCCCAGTTAGATTCTATTTTTTCACTAAATGATAATAAACAAAATATACAATATAATGAAACTAATGAACTGAATGCTGAATTGATATTTGAAAATAATATAACGATTTCAAAATCAAAAAATACATCGGCTTGTTCTAGTGCTTCAACGTGCTCGTCTCGTTCATCAAATACAGATGTAAGCGACGATGATATTCATGATGATGATGAGCTCAATGATATTATTGACGATAATAATATGAACAAGGAAGAATCAGACAAAATTCACGATGATAATATAGACATTGACAATGTTGATTGTGTCAGCGACGACGGTGATAGTGAATATAGTGATATTAACGAGGAAGAACTAATGGCAAAAATCACAAACTTTCCAGTTCAAATAATCGCATTAGAAAGATGCGAAGGCACACTGGATTCTTTAATTATGGAAGAAGATGTTTCTGATGATGAATGGGGTTCTATTGTTATACAAATTCTCCTGACACTGATTACTTTACAAGAGAAATTTCATTTAACCCATAATGATTTACATACAAATAATATAATGTACAATACAACCGATATAGAATATCTTTATTATAAATTAGATGGAAAATATTACAAGGTTCCAACCTATGGGCGTATATACAAAATTATTGATTTCGGACGAGCCATTTATAAATTTAGAGGAAGTGTAATGTGTAGTGATAGTTTTCACAATAAAGGAGATGCGGCTACTCAATATAATTGCGAACCTTATTTAAATAAAAACAAACCTAGATTAGAAGCTAACTATAGTTTTGATTTATGTCGGCTAGGATGCGCATTATTTGATTTTATTATAGACGAAGAAGATGATGATAATGAAGATATTGATAAGATTAAATCTCCTATATTAAAAATAATTGCAGGATGGTGTAAAGATGATAAAGGCCGAAATATTATGTATAAAACCAACGGTGAAGAGAGATATCCTGATTTTAAATTATATAAAATGATAGCGAGAACTGTT